CCTGCTGCACAAAGAGTAATCAATGCTCTTGCTAATTTAGAACAACGAATCAATGCAGTTGAAGTGGGTGGTTCATCTAATACCACGACTTCAAGGAGGTTAGCGTATGAGTAGTTACACAACTATCCAAGGCGATACTTGGGATTTAATTGCATATCGATTATGGGGGAGCGAATATCTGCTCCCTCTATTACTTGAAGTGAATCTGAAACACCGAGATGTCATTATTTTTGAAGGTGGTATCGTATTGAATGTACCTGATGTGAATACAACGATTCGTGCAGCTCGCCCAGCGTGGCTCGGGGAGGCTGACAAGTTATGACGACCAAAGCGGCCAAGAGAACAAAACTATTAGTCGAGTACAATAACACAGACATCACAAAAGAATTAGAAAAATTCTTAATGGATTGGAGCTATACGGATAATCTTAGTGGTGAGATTGACAACATTAATATTAAATTAGAGGACCGTGACGATCTATGGCTTGCTGATTGGTTTCCGTCAAAAGGTTCTACAATTGCCCCAACCTTGCTACGCGGTTTTTGGTTCGGAAATTATGACTACAGTACGGATTTAGGTGTGTTTGAATTGGATGATATTAAAGGTGAAAAATCGGTTATCAATTTAAATGCACTTGCTACATCAGAAAATTCATCTCTTCGCGGCGAGGAAAAATGTGCAGCATGGGAAAAGATATATTTAAAGACCGTTATTAGCGAAATAGCATCAAAAAACGGCATGTCATTAGTTTGGGAATCTTCAGAGAATCCAAAGAAGGACCGCTACGAGCAAGATAATGAAACGGACTTAGCCTTTATTCATAAGCTTTGTAAAGATGCTGGATTATGTTTAAAGCTTAGCTCTAATAAAATTGTTGTTCTTGATGAAGCAGACTATGAAGCCCAACCAGCAAAGGGCGACATAAATCGAATACCAGGCTTTACTGATCCAATTCAAATTAAGAAATATTCTTTTAGTTCAACTTTGACGGATACTTATAAAGCTTGTCGCGTAACACATCATGACAGTACAAAAAAGAAAAATATCGAAGCAACTTTCACAGCTCCAAATGCTCCAAAGGTAGGGCGTACACTCGTAATAAAGCAAGAAGTGGACTCGAAAGAAGAGGCATTAAAACTAGCTAAGAAAAAGCTTCACGAAAAGAATAAGGAAGCTACGAAAATAACACTTGAAGTTTTTACAACTACACATATTTACGCTGGCGATACATTTAATTTAGTTGGCTTTGGGACACTGAATGGAAAGTACATTGTTACTCAAATTGTATACAATCCAAAGACTATAACATTGCAAGTAAGACGCTGTTTGGAGGGATATTAATGCAAATAGAGGAAGGGATTGTTTCAAATGTTTATCCTGAGCGGGGCACTGTGCGGGTAAAAAGACAAGGTAATGATGAGGTGGTTTCTGCAGAATTGAAGGTAGGGTTTCCAGGGACACTAATAAATCAATTTTATACCATGCCCTCTATTGATGAACATGTTCTTTGTTTTTATCCTGACAACAGTAAATCGAAAGGATATGTACTTTGTGCATTTTATTCGGAAGTATCTACACCACCTGTACAAGACAAAGAAAAGCATTTCATTCGTTTTAAAGATGGTACAACTATTCTCTATGATACTGCTCAACGTAATTTATCTATAAAAGCCGAGGGGCAAATAAATATAGAAACCGAGGATAATATTAATGTGACTTCAAAACAAATCATTACTTTAACAGCTCGTGATATACGTCACATTATAACAGGGTAGGTGATTAAAATGGCTGAGGTTGCAAGCTTTGGGGACCTTGTTTTTGAGGTTACAGAAAATAAGATTCTCACCTATAACGATTACACACGTACAACGGAACCACGCTACATCGAACATAATATTTTACAAAACAAGCCAAAACTAGAGTTTGAAGGACCTGGTGCTGACCCAATATCTTTTAATGTTTTACTGCGTGCTGAATTTGGTATTAATCCAGAAGCAACTATGGCAAAAATTCGAGAGTATGCAAGAAAGGGGAAGCGGGATCTATTTGTTCGCGGTGGCACACCAATTAGTGTGAATTACTGGGTTATTAAAAAAGCGGTTGAAAAACATAAACGAATTGATAACTATGGGAACATACTTGAAATTGAAGTGCAATTGGATTTACAGGAGTATGTGTATGATTCTACAGATTCTACCAAGCTAACCACATCTAGTGTGCAAAGTACCAATACTACAACTAACAGTAGTAATAAGCCAACAGGCAAGATGAAAATTATTGTTAAATCTGTTCATATACGAAGTGGACCAGGAGTGAACAATAGCGTGCTTGGCTATGCAATGAACGGAGATGAATTGACTGTATATGGCATGGAAAATGGTTGGTATAGACTTGGCGGAGGAAAATATATCACAGCTAATTCAGCATATTCATCGTTTAAGGGGGCGAGTTAATTGGAGTATGAAGTAACTGCTATGTCAAATATTGATTTTGGAGCGACAGGGGTAGCGGAAGTGCTACAAAATGTCGCTTTTATTTTGTCTACCCCAATTATGAGCTGTCCCCTTGATCGTGAGTTTGGATGGGATTGGGGAATTGACGACCCTATTCATATTAGAAAAGCGAGATATACCTATGAGGTAACAGAGGCAATTACTAAATTTGAGCCAAGAGCAATCGTCCAATCAGTTACATTTGAACAAGCAGATGTTTTGAATGGGCAATTACGACCGAAAGTGAGGGTGAGCATCGATGCCGAATCGATTTAATTTACCTGATATTACGTTTTTAGAGAAAGCACCAGAGAAAATTGAATCTGAAATGCTTTTACACGTTGCTGAAAAAACAGGTCACAATTTGATGCGTGCAGATCCACGTCGAAAATTTTTGCAATCTTTAGCAGCATTTGTTTCTGTTGAACGCAATCGATTAGAGCATGCTTTACGCCAAAACCGTTTAGCTTATGCCGAAGATAACTCTTTGGAGCATATGGGGCTTGAAATGTCAACAGAGCGAATACCAGCTAAGGCTGCTACTACTACAATGGCATTTATTTTAGAAGAAGATCGTCCAGATGAAGCATTTACAATTGACGCTGGAACATTAGTAAGTGTAGGAGATGTATATTTTGCTACAGATACAACATTAATTATTCCATCTGGGACATCTATTGGAGCTGTTGGAGCTACTTGCACAGAGCTTGGTGACATCGGTAATGATTATCTTATTGGTGAGATTTCTACGTTAGTTAAGCCGACCGCATATGTTAAATCTGTACAAAATACAACTGTTTCTTCTGGTGGGGCTGAGGTAGAAAGTGATGATGCATATGCAGAGCGCATTCGATTAGCACCAGAGTCCTTTTCAGTAGCTGGTCCAGAACTTGCGTATGTGTATTGGGCAAAATCGGCCAGCGCGGATATTGTAGATGTTGCAGCTGATTCACCTATCGAAGGACACGTGGATGTTTATATTTTAATGAAGGAAGGTCGTTTGCCTACGGATGAAGAACTTGAGGAAGTTTCTTCTATTATTAATGATTCACAGGTACGTCCTTTGACAGATTACGTGTCTATTGCTGCACCTGAACAAATTCAATATGAAGCTGTTGCAACTTATTGGATTTCAAAAGCCAATGCCACGGTAGCATCTATTATTCAAGCACAAGTAGATGCAGAATTTCAGGAATATTTAACATGGCAACGATCTAAAATGGGGCGTGATGTTGATATGTCTGAGCTTATTGCCCGTTTAAAGCAGAAAGGTGCTTCTCGTGTAGCGGTCAACTCCACCATGTTTATAGAAGTAGCTAAAAATCAGGTAGCTATAGAAACTAATGCTCTTCTCACATTTGGAGGGATAGCTGATGACTGAGCTTGAACAAGCTTTCAACTTGCTTCCTTATTCTTTAAAACATGATCCAATTGTAGTTGCCATGCATGAGGCTGCTGTTATTCAGTTACATGAAGCGTATGAAGACGCTCTCGCTATTTATGATTTAGTTCAAATCGACAAATTGCCAGAATCTCTACTTGACTTAATCTCTTATGAAAAACATGTTGATTTTTATGACCACGAATTGAGTACAGAGCAAAAGCGTGAACTTATAAAAACATCGGTTAGTTGGCATCGTAAGAAAGGCACACGATGGGCTGTTGAAAAAATTGTATCCATTGTGTTTCCTGAAACACGTATATCAGAGTGGTTTGAGTATGGAGGTAATCCATATTTTTTTAAATTGTCAGCATTTGTTGAGGATAAGGGGCTAAACGAAGCAACGATACAGCGATTGTTAAAATTGGTATTTGAAACAAAAAATTTGCGTTCGTGGTTGGAATATTTAGAAGTCTATTTAACCTCACGTTCAAATATTAATATAGCTACCTGTACACTTTATGGCGAAGAAATCACTGTATTTCCGTGGCAGGTTACAAATATTGTATCAAATAATGTTTATTATTTAGGTTCGGCGCAACAAACGTTTGATACGACAACGGTTTATCCAAAGGAGGTTTAGGAAATGGAATCATTTTATACTATATTGACCAATATTGGACTTGCTGCAATTGCTAATGCACAAGTGTCACAGTCACAAGTAGACTTTGTAACATTTGTCGTTGGTGATAGTAACGGATCTTATTATAATCCCACAACTAGTCAAACAAGTTTAGTAAATGAAGTGTGGCGTGGTCCAATAAGTGCTATTTCTATTGATGAAAAAAATGCCAATTGGGTAATTGTAGAAGCTGTGATACCAGCAACTGTTGGTGGTTTTGCTGTAAGGGAAATCGGTGTACTTGATACAACTGGTCAGTTATTAGCAGTCGGTAAAGTACCTGAAACTTATAAACCTGTTACTGCAGAGGGAAGTTTAAAAGATTTATATTTACGCATGATTTTAGAAGTATCTAATGCTAGTGTCGTTGCACTGAAAGTAGATCCAACTGTGATTTTTGCTTCAAAAAAATATGTAGATGATACAGTTAAAATTAACATCGAGCCATTGAGAAATCACATACCCGATGCAGTAGCACATATTCGGTTCGGCACAGCAACTGGTACAAACATTAAAATCATGAGCATTTCCCCACCCCCAATTACTTTAGCAGACGGGCTAGCGGTGTCATTTAAAAATGTTACAGAAAATACAGAGGCCGTTACTTTAAAGGTAAATAATTTAGATGCCATGCCTGTCGTAAAGGCAAATGGAAATCCTGTTTCACCAGGTCAATTAAAAGCAAATGGTATTTATACAGTGCGGTATAATGCCACGACTGAAAATTTTATCTTACAGGGTGAAGGGGGTGAATATGGAACAGCCGGAGCTAGTGATGTATTAAGCGGAACAACTATTGGGACAGAAAATGGTATTGTGCAGGGTACACTTTCATTAACTGGTGATGCGTTAGCCAATAACGTATTAGCTGGGAAAACTTTTTACAATACAAATGCCAAATTAAAAATCACTGGGACAATACCTAACTATGGACGAGCTGCTTTAGGTGAAAGTTACACCAACCCCAAAAGTTATAGAGCTGATGGTAGTGGAGGTTTGGTTATTGAACCAAATACTGGATATTATGAGGAGGGGAAAAATCAATTAGGATTTGGTTCTATTTTCTTGAGCGACACCAAATTTGTACCAGCTAACATTAAAGCTGATATGAGTATTTTTGGAGTAACTGGAACTGCAATAGAGCCAGTTTATACCGATTTTGTAAATGGCACGCATTCAGATTCGTTATTGAATCTGTTAGGGTACAGTATGAACAATTATGTATCATTATCAGCTAGGGAGAAACTGAGTAAAGATGGTAGGTATCTATATTTATGGGTAACAAACCAATATGGAAATTGGCTTTCGGTGAAAATTGATTTAACGACATTTGAAAAAGTTTGGGAAAGTAGCTTTAGTCATTTACCCGACGGTGAAGAAAGGTTTTTTGAAACTAGTTATGATGCAAATAGAAACCCACGAAGCATAACTATTGTGAGAGATGGAGAACTTAAGGAGATTAAGAGAATTACAGGTTCCCAAATGGTATCTGCTTTGTCTGTAGATAAAGAAGGGAATTTTTATGTTTTAACTTCCAGTACGGTAACAAAATATGATCAAAATTTAAATGTAATTTACCGGGTGAATTTAACTAATCTCAAACAAATAAGAATTATTGGAGATAGAGTTTTTTTAGTCGTAATCCAGTCACCCGATAGCTTTATTCAAGAAATCGATCCAAGCACAGGTTCAATTATTTCAAAATATTTCATGTGAGGAGTGATAGTGTGATCTTTATTAGTTATTCTCAAACAAGTGAAGAACGAGCAAAAGTTACGTTGCAACACTTTAAGATAT